GCAGCGGGGCGCCGGAGTTCAGGCGATCCATCCGCACGTGCTTCGGATCGAGGCTGAGCTCCTCCCAATAGCGATCGTAGAAGCCGCGCATGACGCGCGCGCCGGTCGTCCACACGAGGTCGACGGTGCGCTTCTCCTCGTCGATGCTGCTCGGCACCACCTCCGCGCGCAGCGAGAGCGCGGGGAGATTGACGTCCACCTTCACGGTCCGCTTGGCCATCAGTTCTCCCCGGTGGCCGCGGTCGCGGCCGGCTTCGAGGTTCCGTTAGAAGTGCCGTTCGGCTTCGCGGCGCCGTTCGATGCGGGGCTCGGCGTCGGCGTCACCTGAGTCTGGCCTGCGCCGGTGGTCTTTCGCGGGTCGCTGTCGAGCACGATACCGAGCCGATCCAGCCGAGCGAGCGCGGCGGCGTATTCCGCCCAGTAGGTCGCCGGGTCGTAGCCCTGCTCGCGAACCATCTGGTCGGGGTTCATGGCGCCTGCCCGGACCATCCGCATCAGGGCAAGGCCTTCCTTGTCGGGATCGATCATCGGCGTTGCCGGCGGGGTCCACTCGGCCGGGGAAAGCTCGACGTCCTCGCCTGCGAGTAGGAGCGCCTCGAGCATCCACGTCCATGCCGGCTGGCAGAACTGGGGGATGATCATGTTCTCCCGCCAGTCGTGCACGTCGCCCATGTGCGCGATGCGGCCCATGCGCGATGAGCTGAAGTTGGACTGCGTGTAGTCGCCGCAGAGATCCTCGTAGGTGACTCCGAGACCGGCGGCCACGCCGCGCAGTGCGGTGGTGCTGAAGGACTGGTGGTCAGTCGCGACCGGCGGATTCGCCACGGTGACCTGCTTGCCCCCAGGCAGATTGACGATCATCCCCGGCTCGAACGTGTCAGTCGGCTGGGCTGTCGCCGAGTCGGTGCCGGCCTGGCCGAGCGCCGGACCCGACCCGTCCAGATCGGTCACGAACGCGGCCATGCACGCCGAGATCTTCTGCTTCATCAGCGTGGCGTCCTCGAACTCGTCGAAGTCGTGGAGCCGTAGATCCACGGACGCGAACCACGACGGACCGCGGACCTGGCCCGGTCTCTCCTGGAGGAACACGTGGAGGATGCCCTCGGCGGGAACGCGCCTTGAGACGGGGCTGATCAGGGTGCCGGTACCGCCCGGGTGCTGGTCGAATAGCCAGTAGGCGACACGTCGACCGATCAGATCGAACTCGATGCCCTGGATGATCGGCCCGCCCCCGGGCGCGGGGACGCCGTCCTTGCCGGTGTCCAGGAAGTCGGGCTCGAGGACTTGGAGCTGCAGCGGGATCGCGAGGCCGTCTTCGGGTCGGCGTCGCCGCCGACGGACGAGGACCTCGCCGGACTCGGCGACTGTGCGCATGATGAGGCCTTGCAAACCGGCAAACGTGAGCCGGCCGGCGGCGTCGCACTGGGTCGTCTCGGCCCACTGCCTCCAGAGCTCCATCACGCGGGCGGCATTGCGCCCGGTCGCCTTGGGTCGGATGCCCCAACCGATGGTGTTCGTCACGATGCGTCGCAGGCCGCGCCGGGCCCACGGGTTGTTGCGCACCAGGTCGCGGGCCTGCGCGCGCAGGTATGCGAGCGTCGCGCCCGACGCAGCCGCGTTGGCGTCCGTCCCGCGCCTGGACCATCCGCTCGTCCGGCGTCCCACCGACGCCGACTCGAAGTGGCGAGTCATCAGGCGAGCTCGAGCGCGCGACTCGCCCCACCTCGGGGCCAGCCACGCGATGACGCGATCGAGAAAGGTCACACGCCCTTCCTTGTGGCGGCGAGGCGGTACGGCGTCCCCAAGCCGAGAGATGCGGCCATCTCGGCCAGGAGCTTCCGCATCTCGGCGAGGCTCTGGTACGTGAGCGTCCGCTGCGGCGGCCCGGCGTAGGTCACGCTCAGGACCCCCGAAGCCACGGCGGCTTTGAGCGTGTCGTATTCCGCCTGCGTCCAGACCGCCATCTACGCGGCCCGAGGATCACGGCCGCGCCCAGATGTCAACACCCTACCGCCGCCGCCCCAGCCATCCGCCGCCCGGTCGGCCGCGTCCGTTCTTCGACAGCCAGCCGCTCGTCTTCCGCGCGCCCGACGGTTCGGGCGCAGCCTCTCGAGCAGGTCCGTCCGCCCGCGGGCCGGGCCGCGCTGCAGGCGTGCCATCGGTTGCCGGCCCGGGCGAGCCGCGCGGCGGAGGCGGAGGCACGCGATCGATTCCGAGAACGGCTGCGGCCGCACGCGCGAGCACCCGGCAATCCAGCCAATGGTTCTGCCGGCCCGGCTGGATCTGCCACTCGTGGGCCACGAAGCCTGTCCGTTTCTTTTTCACGGCGACCAAGTGCTCGGCGGTGAGCTGCTTGAAGTACTCCTCGGGGAGCTCGGGGAAGTGGCAGAATCCGGGCGGCCACGGCTCGCCCTCGGCCGGCCGCGGCAGCCGGAGCCAGCCGTAGAGCTCGCTCTTCGCGATGCTCACACCGACCGGCCACACCTTGTAGCCGCGCGACATCGTCTTGCCGCGGACGGTCACGTCAACCGCGGACGGCGCAGTGATCAGGGTGCGCGCCGTCTGCACGCCCTTGGTGGCGATCACCCGGCTCATCGGGTGGCGGCGGCACCAGTTGTAGACCTGCTGGGTGTTGTAGCCGGAGTCGACCGCCATCATCGCGATGGGCAGCTGGCGATCGCCGTCCGCCGGGAACGTGCGTCCGAGCAGCTCCTCGAGCTTCGCCCAGGTCGCCTCATCCGACGTGTCGCCGAAGATCTCGCCCGTGTCGATCGCCCAACTCTCCTTGTTGAGCGCCCAGCCGACCGCCTCCCACACGAATCGGTCCTTTTGCACGTCGACCCCAACGGTCGCCACCTCGACGCCCGCCGGCGCGCTGCCGATCGGGTAGGTCTCGCGTCGGAGGAACAGCCTCTCCCAATCCGGCGCCTCGCCGCGCTCGTGCCACGTCTCGCCCAGGACGGTGTTGACGAACGTCTTCAGCTTCGACGGGTCGGACTTTGCGTCGACGAACTCCGCGGCGAGCTGGCCCCAAGTCGCATTGGGCGAGAGCGAGTAGGCAGTCCAGATGTGGAACGAGGCGTGCCCGGAGAACTCGCCATGCGCACGCCACTCGCCGCGCTCGAGCATGGCCCGCTTCTGGTGGTCCTCGATGATGCAGCCGTTGCCGCGGCAGACGAAATAGGCCTTCTCAGGCTCGCCATCAGGCCATTGCATCCAGTGCCCGCGCTCTGCCTCCTCGCGGAAGGTGAGGATGTCCATGTACCCGCAACTCGGGCAGGGAACGTAGTAGCGGCGCCGATCGCCGGACTCGAACATCTCTTCGATGCGCGACGCGCCGGCGACCAGCGGCGTGGAGCCAGCGATGATCTTCCGGTTCCAGTAGTACTCGGAGCGACGGATGCCGAGCTTGATCTGGTCGCCTTCAGCTCCGGCGCTCGGCGGATAGCCGTCCACCTCGTCGAAGACGACGACGCGCCGGCTCACGCGCCGGAACCCGCGTCCGCTGTTCGCGCCCACGACGGAGATCGATCCGCCCGGAAAGGCCTTGTGCAAGATCGTCTGAGCGCTCGTCTTGACGACATCCCGTACGAGATTGGTGAGCACCGGGCAGTCGCGCAGCATCGGCGCGATCTCGTCCTTGCTGTAGCCCTTCGCGTCCTCGACGGTCGGCTGGACGACCATGATCGGGCATGGGTCGTAGTGCATGTAGTAGCCGATCGCGGCGTCGACCAGCTTCGTGAATCCGACGCGCGCGCTCTTCATGAGCGTGACGCGCCAAACCGCCGGGTCTGTGATCGCGTCCATCACGCCACGCTGGTAGGGCAGCGTCCGCCACCGACCGGGCTCCGCGGACGACTCCGCCGATAGGTAGAAATACTGGTCCGCCCACTGGGAGAGCGAGAGGCGCGGCGGCGGGCGCAGCGCGCTCTCGGTGCCTGCGAGCCATTCACGCCTCGGCGCTGTCGCTGTCGCCGATGCCATCTGCCAACTCCTCGAGGGCTTCGCGCAGGAAATCGTCGATCACGCGGACGTCATCCGCGGAGACGTGCGGCAGCCGCTGTTTTACCCGGGACGGCACGCCCAGGATCTTGGTCTTGACCACCGTGAAGCGCTCGATCACGTCGCCGCGCGCCTCGTCCACCGCGACGAGTTCGCCCTTGCGCACCTGCACGTCGAGTTCGGCGATGTCCGCCAACGCGGCCGCTCGGCGCGCCGCCGCCGCCTCGCGCAGCGCCCGGCTGATGAAATAGTCGGGCACGACGATGTCGCGGATGTCGGCCGCGTCCACCGCCTCGGCCGGCTCCGGATCGTGCACGTCCGGCAGCGCGCGGCGCGGCGTCGGTCGAATGCGGGCGTGCGCCGATGGCTGGTCCACGCGGGGCCGGGTGTTCGCGTCCCATTCGCGGTCCGCGAGTTCCGGGTCGGCGATCTTCGGCGCGCGACCGACCTTGACCACGCACGCCGCGAGACGCCCGGCCGTGATCGCCTTGCTGACAGCCTCGACCGACACCCCACGTCGCTTCGCGTATTCGCGCAGCGAGATCGGCGTCGGCGCGGCGCTCCTCTTGGCCTTCCGTGTCAACCGTCAACCTAACCTGGCGCCATCATTGCCTAGTGAAGTACCGCGCCGTCCCTGACCCGCGACGGTTGGCACTCCGGAAGGACCCAAAC